AAACCTCTAGCATGTTTCTTACCTAAGAAAGGTATATCTAAATATAACTTTTGTATAGTTTTAAGTGATATGTTGTCAGGAGCAAATCTACCTGATGCACTATCAGTAACTAATGAGAATATACCTGAGTTAGACCAGTATAAAAAGTTACCACCTACTTGTACAATAGAATTTTGATCTAGTACACCATTAGTAGAGATTTTAGATACATTAAATTGATTAGCATAAAATCCACCAGTATCACCATATACTTCCCATACACCATTCTGACAGAATACTAGTAATGATGATTGAGCTGCTACAATTTTAATAATACGACTTACTTCTGGTATCTGTATAGTACCACCATCTGATGCTACTAAGTCATTAATACCTGGATCTGTAGGATCTGCTTCTTGATAACATTTTTCAAAGTCTTCAGGAGATCTAACTACACGTGTAAAAAAGATATAGTTATTATAATTAGGAGATCTAGAGTCAGGCTCAGTTATATCAGATTTAATACCTGAATAAAATAATCGTTGAGCATAAGCAGCTACTGTTGTAAATCTACCATTTTCTTTATCTACAGGTAAGTTATTAATTTTAGCATCATCTGCTACATCTTCTCTAGACTGCCCTCTACTAAAAGCATCTATAATAAAAGAACCCCTAGCTACTTGATATTTAGATTGTGAGTTCTTTTTAAGAATATTAGGATCATACTTTTCATAATCACCTGAGCTAGGATTAGAGTTTTTACCTAATGAATATACATCTGAGTTAGATGGAAATACTCCTAGTACGCTACCTGTTTTATCGATAGCATCACCACCACCTACTACTTCAATGTTTTTATTCCAACCTTGATTACGTAAATTATAACGATGCTCTTCTGATGTATCAGCAGATGTAATAGTTCTTACATAAGTAAGATCAAAATTTCCACTACCTACTGTTCCAGATGTATGTGTTGGTGCTACAGTACCCATTTTAGGAGAAGCATAAGTAGGACTTCCTCCTCCATACAAAGGATTATAGCTACCTGATCTAACTGTTTGAGCTCCTTGAGAAGCCGCAGTTACTTTATAAACATTAGTACCATAGTAAAGTTCATCACCCTTTTTAAAATTAGTTGATTCAGAAACCCATTGTTTTGTAGTAGTAATTCCTGCATAATCAGGTCTTACATCAGGATCTAAACCATCATTTACTCCATATAAATCTCTTATTTTAATATTTATATCAGATATAGAAATTAATTTTGTATCTGTATTATATGTAAATACAATAGGAGTTGCTATATCTTGAGATACTACAACTAATTGATTATTAAGATTAGCAAATTGAACATCACTAGTAGTTAATCCTGAAACTTCAATGTATTGTCCATTATTAAGAAGGTTAGTACTAGGGTTAGTTGTTAATAAATCTACAAACCAAAAACGATTATAAATTCTAATAACACCAATGTTAAGACTACTATCACCTGATGGTGAATTCCATCTATAGAATGCTGAACGACCTTCTGCTAGTTGAGCTTCAGTTAAACCTGTAGCTACTTTAGTGTATAGGTTTTCATAGTCAATACCTAAACGTCTTTCTAACGAACCATCTCGTTTAAGTACAAAGTTTTCCCCATCAACTAGGGCTCCTTCAGGAAAGGTTAGTTCACTAGCCTCAGTGACTAAACCTTTAACAAAAGAGTTAAAAGTCTTTTCAGCTTTACGTGCCATTATTCCTCTTCTTTAACGACAGTTTTCTTTTTAGGATCTTCTTTAGAATTTGATATATATCTAAGAACAGCTTCATCTACTAAAGAAATAGATGTGTATACTCCTGAAAGTTCTTCAGGTAGTTCACCACCACCTTCATACTTAAGAATATAATGAGCTGTACCTGGTTGTATAAAGGCTTGTAGTTCTTTAGTACCTTTACCTTTATATGATCTTACTACTTTAGCTTCCATTTTAGTATCCTTGTTTTTTAGGTTTAGCCATTTTCTTTGCACCTTTAGCCATAGGTTTTTTCTTTGCTTTTGCTGCTGCTTTTTTACCCATAGATGCTGCTTTTTTTGCTGCTGCTGACATTGGATGTTTCATTTTTTTCTTTCCTCCATATTGTTCTTTGTGAATAAAAGCTTTTGTATTACTAGTAGATTGCATTAGTAATTAGGTCCTTTCTTTACTCTAGTCATACGACCATAGTTAGGATAATGTATACCATTTTTAAGTCTCCAAGCATCTTGAGACATTCTACGTTTTTGAGATGTAGATACTTGTTCTGCTTTAGCATTAGCTACTTGTTTAAGCGTAACAAAAGCTACTGATTTAGCTTCTGCAAGAAGATAACTAAACATTTGTGCAGGTAGATCAGGAGTAAATGTATCTAATAAAGTAAATGCTACTGAACGTTTACCATGACATTGTGTTTTACTATTCTGTAATGTACTATCTACTACTGAATCATAAGAATCAAATACTAAGTTTTCATCATCAAAAGATGTAAAGTACTCAGGAGCTTTATCATTTTTAACATTAATAGATATACCTGTAGGATCTGTAACTACAGTTACATTTGATTTAGAACTATCACGTTTATCTACAACTTCCATAAAATCTTCTGGCATAAGATATTTAATTTTTAAATATTTATCTTTTGTATCTGTAGATTTACGTGTATTATATTTAATATACTTAAGATCTATAATATTTTCAGGAAGTTTCATATGAGTAGGTCTAGAACTAGTACCACTAGATTCTAATTGAAATAGCTCATACAAGAAATCATAGTCTCTACCATCTATAATATTATAGTAAGTAGTTTTAATTATTTGTGCTACTTGTAATGATTCTACACTGTCGTTAATAGAGTTGACTTCATCTGAATCCATATCAGATAATATGTCTTGTGTCATTTCAAGTAGTGTCATTTTAGCCATAGTTTAATCCTAGTCTAAATAAAGAACAGTTAAGCCTGCTTCTATAGGAGTAAAGTTAGTACCTGAAGATGTACCATCTCCACCTGCATAAATAGCTAATGTTTGATTAGCAGTAGCACTTACTAGTCCTGTTGAAGATATAACAATCTTATCAGTACCATTAGTAGGTTTGGATACAGCTACTTCTCTAGAAGAAACCGATCCATCTAAAGCATATTTAAAATGATAAGAAGATCCTGAAGCAATTGATGCTGTTTCCAAAGTTATCCAAAATGATATATAGTAATGTCCTGCAAATAGTAAATCTATTTCACCATTAGCAGCATCTACAGTAAGATGATCTTCATTACCTGAAGCTGTCCATTCACCTGATGGATTTAGTTTAGTAAAAGCAGAAGCTGCTGCCAATGTATGAGCAGTTGTACCTGCACTAATATAGATTTCAGCGTGAGCTTTTCCTGGTGCATATGTCCATTCACCTGATGAAGCTCCGTCTGATACATAAACTTTACCTGCAGTAGCTGCAGCTATACCTTTAGGTTCATGTATGTCTGGATCTGTAATTGCGTTGTGTTGTACTGTCATTTGTTTATCCTAAATAATAGGGGGGACCGAAGTCCCCTACCTAATTAAGCTTTCGTATATTCTACGATAAGTCTACCTGCACCTGCAGTTAAGTCATCTACGTTAGGAGCAATAACAACTTCACCTGCTACTGCACCAATAGAAGCACCAACTAAAGCACCTGTGCCATCAACAACTGTACCAACGTCTGCTGCATCTTCAATAGCTGTGTCAACTAAGTTAACTGCTGTTAAAAGACCATCAGCATCAATAACGTTGCCATCTTTGTCATTAAGACCTACTAATAAATCAGTAGTTCCTGAAGTAGAAGTCCATGGAGAATCTACAATAAATTTAGCAGAAAGAATTCTAGCATTAGCAGGAATAGAATATTCCAATGCAGAAGTACTTTCGCCTGGTAGATCGTCATATGTAAACTCCCACTCTACTGTTTTAACAGAAGTTTTAGTTCCATATTCACCACCATATTTTTTAGTAGTCTCTCTAGGACCATAGTGGTTTAGTACACCTAAACCTGCGTTATTTTCATAAGCCATTTATAGTCTCCTTAGAAGTTTGTTGGATGAGTTAAAATTACACCCAATGTGTCAACACGTTGAGCACCTAGACCAAAGCGTGAAGTTACTTGGAACTTGTCAGCTCTTTCTTCGTTGTCTCTCCAACCTTCTGTTTGAGGAGCACGTCTCCATGCATGCATAATTGGCTTACATGTATCGTCAGCCACACACATAAAGATGTTTGCTTTATCTCCAACAGCAGCAGTTTCAGATGTTAAACCATATGCTGATGCATTGATTGCTTCTGTTGCAGTTAATGTTGGTAAGAAGTTAGAAGTATAAACGTCCCAACCAAAAATGTTTCTTACGAATTTATGATCACGAGCAAAACCTTCTGTAACCATACCTTCAAACATTGGGTTGTTAGAAACGTTTACTAAGTTTTGTAAGCTATTTAATGTAGCTTCAACAACTGGATCAACTACAGCAATACGTCCACCTGCAGGTACGTTAGCTTTATCAAAAGCTAATTTCATTGAGATGAAGTCTTGTAATGTAATTGTTCTAGCGTTAGAAGCAGCAGAACCTACCCAACGGTGAGGTCTACCATTAACTAAGTTAAGACCTGCTGCAGTTTGAGCAGCATTAGCTACGCTTAAAAATTTAGTTTCGTGGTTTTCACCAAGAGCACGTGTAGATTCTTGAGCTCTCATCGCCATTAATGTGTCGATTTGAGAACCATCTTCACGTAGGTCATCTGTAACTTTCCAAGCATCACCAACATAGTCAGTAATAGAAAGTGAGATAGTACCTGTGTCAATAGGTGAGAATGTTAATGGAGTATCTTCTGCTGCATCTTGAATTGTTACAGAACCTACTGTTTTGATGTTAAGAGTTGTGCCTGAACCGAAGTCTGTTACATCTCTCCACATACCTTCTGGTAGTAGATAGTCATGTAAGTTTTCAAGGATGAACTGAGAATACTGTTGCGATTCAATGAACGCATTTGTATTTACTGTTGTTTGAGCCATTATAAGCCCTCCTTAAATTAAGATTGTTTAATTTTCTCGCCTGCTGCTCTCCAAGCATTAACTAA